ATGATAACTAGAATGTTTAGAGAATCAAAGCAATCTATCACTGAGGTTTCTAAGAAAACTGCTAACAGATACATACAAGAAATGACAGAGTATAGACGTTTACCTAAAGATTTACGTAAGCTTGCTTCCATAGAGTTTTTAGATCGTAATGGGCGAAGTCCACTAGACATCGACAGTGATGGTATGTCAGAAGAAGAACTGATAAATGCACAAGCAAGAGACTTATCTGAATTGATCGTTCTTATAGAAGCTTACAGATAAACAAAGGGGGCCATTACAGCCCCCTAATTTTTTATCGTTTATCGCCACTACCACCTAGTGTGCCTTGCTCCTTTCGCCTACTGAGCTTGGCTTCATTCTGTCCTGCAATCATACCCAGTGTAAGGTTAAGGTCAGATGCTAGTGCAGCACAGTACCACAACACATCCCCTATCTCACTGGCTAACTGCTCCCGCCAATCGTCTGGCATATTCTCTGGACCGTCACGAATAATCTTCTTGACTTTGTTTGCCACCTCACCTGCTTCACCTGCCAATCCCAAAGCAGGGTAAAGTATTTTGTACTTATCAGGATAGATGGCTGTACTTGATGCTGATCTTTGATATGAATTAAAATCAGACATGTTGTACTTCTCCTTTAGAAACTGCTCTGCTTCCTTTTTTAAGTTGTTCATACTCCTTCACCCGTTTTAACTGCTCGTAGTAGGCTTTGTTAAACCCACGTTCCCACTCCCTGTGTTGCATTGTATCATCAGGGAATGGATTAACGACACGCCCCTGTCGAAAATCCTTGTAGCCTTTCTCGTGTTGAAATTTTAACGGTGCATCATATTTGCCAAGGCCACGTTCTTTGCGAGTTAGTTGTTTTTTCATATGCATTCTCCTTATGCTACGTTGATTAGTTCTGCTTCTGTGTACGGAATGTGATAGAACAGTTCACCCTTTAAGATGTTACGTCCATGTGCTTCACGTAGACGATCCTCTGTCAGGCTAGTATCCTTGATACGCCATGCTTGCTTCATATCTTTACGGAAGATGTAGAAGTTTAGTACCCCATTCTCCCCCTCGTACTTAGCAAGTAAACGTCCCTTACGTTCAGGAATACGGATGTCCTTCCAGTCGGTAGGCCAATCACCTTTCCATGCAAGCTTTACTTCAGCTTCATTAAAGTACGTATAATCTTTTTTCGTTGATACAATATCCACATTGTAATTCTCCTTCATATCTGTTATCTCATGCCCTGCACCGACTAGATACTCTGCAAGTTTTTCTTTTGCGGGGGCATCATATGCTTCATACAATGCACGGCTAAATTGCTTACGAGTTCCCATTTAAATACTCCTTCAGTTCTGTGTACCCACCGATATGATCACCGTTGTGAAATATCTGGGGTACTGTTGTTATACTTGATCGTTTCAATAAATACAATAACCATTTGCTAGACGGTGATTGAATGTTGTATTCTACATAGGTTTGATTATGTCCTTGTAGTAAAGCTTTTGCATCATCACAAAAGTTACATTGATCACGGCTAATTATCGTCCACATCTTTTCTCCATATTAGTTCAAACAATAGTTTCTTTTGTTCGTACTCTGACATGATAGGCCAATCTCGTATCTCGTCAATAGTACGGTGACACCCTGTGCAGTATCCATCGTTACCAATACGACAGACCTTTACACAGGGTGAAGGTATGGTGCCTAAGCTCCGATGTCCACGATTTCGCATGAATCACCAGTGCAAGCGAATGTCTGACTTGACTTTGTGCTATCTTCTTTTTCATATGCGGATAGCTTAGTCCAATCAATCTTCTTCGGCATCTCCTTTAGTAATGCCTTATACTCGTCAGCAGTGCAATCCTGATAAGGTGCTTGCTGGTAAGTATGATCTGAGTGTGGCAAGAATGACACACCTGACATTTCATCAAAGTGTTTGTACACAAAGGCACCCACTTCTAGCCATTCCTCGTCACGTACTGTGCAAGTCACCGATGGTTTGTGCTCACACCAGTGTCGTTGGTAGGCAAGCCATGTCTCTAGCTGTTCAATGGCTGACATATCATTACGTGTAACCGCAGCCCGTGGTGACTTCACAGGGAAGCTGAACACTGTAGTGGTATCTGGATTGAATACACACGGTTCAGCAGGAATGCCCTGATCTTTCATCATGGTGGTAAGGGGATCGTTGTTATCTCCTCTAACGGTTCTAATGTAATAATCGTTATGTCGTGCGTGGATTCCACTGGCTGAGTCAACGAGTTGGGAAACAGTTCCCGATGGTTTATTACAAGTAATTGCAGTACTAGGATTAATTCCAAGACGATCAGCCCACTCAGCATTAGTATCAACAGCCACTTGGCGAAGGTGAGAAAGTGTTGCATTTAGTCCTTTATTCTTTAGTGTCATTAACGGATTGTCCATTACCCCCGTGAGAGACACACCGAGCAATCGTTCTTCCTCAGTATTGTCTCGCCACATCTTTCGCAGATATGGGAACTTAGTGTAGGTGGACTGGATAGTACCCAGAATTGTTGCCAGACGGACCTTTCGTTCCAGACTTTCAATATCATCCGTGGCACGTACAACAATTTCTGTAAGGTTGCACACCTGCCCAGATCGCAATATGATTTCACTGCACGGGTTCGTCCCGAACTCATGGTTAGGATCACGTCTGCCATACTTCTTAGCTTGGTTCTTAGATGCTTCACGGTTAAACACTCCTCGTTCACCTGACTTACTCTCCACCAGTGACAACCATTCACGCATGAATGTCTCTGCATCTGGCTTCTCTGTGTATGACACACTGTTGTTTGCTAGTGCACGATAGGCTGCTTCGTTCCACCACTGTCCTGACTTAGCATGACGCATACGATCATCACTAAGGTTGGACAAACTGATCATTGCTGAACGGCGTACCCCACCTACTACAACAATCTGTCCGATGAAACACATGATGTCATGGCATTCAATTGATGATAGCTTACGGCCTTGTGCATTCTTGAATGTTTGTACAGTGAAGTTGAATAGATCAACTAGTGGTGCAGGACCACTGGCACGTCCACCAAATGTCTTTAGCCGTGAACCCGCAGGGCGTACCTTGCTGACATCCCACTTAGGAATCTCTCCTGCCCACAACAGTGACAACACTTGACGGTAAGCCTTAGCCCAACCCTCTTTACTGTCCTTCACTACGACTGTAGTATCACTCTCGTACAATTCAGGTACTTCTGGTAGCTTAGATACGAACTGACGTTCAACACTGAAGCCTACACCTGTACCACACAACAACACAAACATTGCTTCGTCAAAAGCAAATGGGTGATCAACATGAATGTAAGAACAGTTGTACATACAAATGTTATCACGTGCTGCTGCTGCACCTGCAGTCATCATAGCTCTCATGCTTGGCATGATTTCTAAGTTAAGGATTGCATTTTCAATCTCACCGTAAACACTCCAGTCTGAACCTTCGTCCAGTAGGGGTGCTACAATGTTTTCCATGTAACGAGTCACTGTTTCAGGCCATGACTCACGCCGTTGTTCATCATCCAACCACCGTGCATACCGTGATGTGTGAATGAATGACTGATAGTCTGTAGGTAAAAAGTTGTTCATGTTCACTCCGTTATTATTTTAATTGCTTTAATCGACATTCCATCAATGTCATAAATAAATTCCTGCAAACTCTGGTCAATCTCTTCATCAACTTCTCCGTCTACAGGAACTGGGTATTCATCTTCATCTATGTTCAAGGTTAAGAATACTTTAACTATCATCTACTTCCTCAATAAGCTTGGTCAAATACCACTGTGCCTTCTTCAAGTCCTCTGCACCATTCTTATATCGGTATCTCCACATGTATTTAAGAATGTTTCCTTGTAGATAGTACTCGTATCCATCACCAGTGGCGGCACGAATGGCATCAATGCATTCAATACCTGCTTGATTATAGTGTGGTGGGTTGTTTACATTGTCTACCATTCGTATCTCCTTTCTAAAAGTTTACTTTAACTACGTTACCGTCACGTTCTTCAATTAACGGTTTATCTTCCGCCGCTTCATCAGCATCAATCTGATCAACTAGCTTGAATAGCTTACGCCTTACATCATGATCCTGCTCCATTAAAGGTATAGCAGCTATCAACATGTCAGTCAACATCTTTAGATGTGCAAAGTCATCTGTCTTCATTGTGTTGTCGTCTGTCGTTAGCATACCTACTGTAAGGTCACCCGTCCAATCTCCTTTGTCGTCCACTTCTGGCGAGATACGGATAACGAAATCGTTAGGGTTAAAGTTTATTAGTGAATTTAGCATGTGTTTAGCTCCTTTTTATTTTGTCATAAGGAAATACTACTAAGTCTGGATGATTGTCAATACCTTTCTCTTTCAACCATTCTTCTGGAATAACCCTATCTGCATACAAGAATTTGTTTCTCTCGCACCATGTAGCATATGTACTCTTTGCTCCCTTACTTAGCTTACGTCTGCTATTCTCAAACACAAATCGTATATCTAAGTCAGGGTGTTGTTTCTTTATTGCTACGTGCTTACGTCTATCATCTGATGTGAACCTTCCTTTCACTTCTACGATGATACCGTTCTGCAATATAAAGTCAGGAGTATAGGTGCGGTACATCAAGTCTTCCCATTCAATCTTAATGGCTTCGTACTTGAACTTGACTTTCTTCTCCTTCAAGTAGTCTTTGACTTTGATCTCTAGCCCACTCCTATACCCATGCTTTAGTGCAGCCTTAAACTGCTTACCGTTCATTAGATAAACGGATGCCAGTTCACACGGCGTACACCCAATGCCTTGAGTTCCTCACTCAATAGCTGATCTGCTTCCTTACGTGCTTCCATTGCTGCACGTAAACCTGCATATCGTTTCTCACTGAGTTCACGTTTTCGTTCACGCAGTTGTTCTTCAAGCATTTTAATTTCATCTTGAAGTTCTTTTAGTTCATCATCACCTAACATAATCAATCCTCTATGTATGCCACCGTCTTGGGGTCTTTTGCTTTACTTACCCGTGATGGTTCTTCAACCATGTTGGGCCAACACTCGTATCTGAAATCACAGAAACGACAGTTTTCATTTAGTACCTTATTGCCTGTGGGTTTACCACGAAACATTTCAGGTACTGGACTGAAGCAACGTTTAAATTCATTGTTGTTTACAGTCTCTACAGTAGACTTGATTTTATCAAGTTCTTTGTCGAGGTCAAGTCCATCAGCAGGTACGTATTTAAACTCACCATTGCCTTTGTTCACGACCCACCATCCACCTACACGTTTGCCAGATGCTTTGGCATAACCTGCAAGCTGCCCTACGTAACCGAACCCGTCACCCTTTGCTAATGTGTCAAAGGAATCAAACTTGTTCTGGTAGGACCAAGGTGATGCTGACTTCACGTCATCAACAGCACCATCTAGGACAAGATCATAAGAGCCAGAAACCCTAGTATCATTACTATCTCCCACTGTAAGGCTAACTTTATCAGTGTCTTCAAACTCCACGTTAGCAGCTTTAAGCAGACCTTTAAAAACAGCCTCAACAATGTCTCCTATCATCATGTTCATTACAAATGTAGTCGGCTTGGGTAATGCCTTATCGGGTTGGTTCTTTTGAAACCACAGTTGACAGGTAGGACGCCCAATGTTGGACATCCTTAATGTAAACTCTTCCCGTGACTTACCACTACCAAACTGACGAAGCACTGCGTTTGCAACATCAACCCCAATGTCAAAGGCTTCTTCATCAGAGAAGTGTGTCTTGCCATTGGCAGCATCAGTCATAAACTGGTGCAGCTTTAGTTCAGCAGGGTGGTTCATTACACGAAATCCTCTGCGTCAATGTCCACGAATGACTCAACAGTATCTGTGTCTGTATCATCATTCTTGTACGCATTGTCATTCCAAGCACCCTTGATGTACTCGTTGTAATTCTCCACCCATGCTAGGAAGTTGGCGAATGTTTCTTGCTCTGCGTCTGCCACATCAAGTGTTTCATTCAGATCAAGAGCCAACGTAGGCAGGTAGAATGAACTACCGTTAGGCAATGAACGTTCTTCAGTTGCAGCTTTGATGTTGTGCTGCACTGGCAAACGGCGCATCTTGCCTAGCTTGTTGAACAGTGTCCCTGCAGTTTTAAATGCATCACGGTTTTCAATCTCCCAGATGAATGCCTGTGGTTCAAGGTCAACTGGGTTACCCTGTGCATCTGTAACGTCATGCAGTTCTACTGTACCGAACATGACACGAACACGTTTGATCTGACGGATCAGTTCTTGTGTTTTCTCAGGCAATGCTTTGAAATCTTCAATGTAACCCGCAGGTTTACCACAGTTGAAGCCCCCATCATTGTCCTTCATGTCACTGTTCAGATCGTTAGCCATTAATGTTTTGACGTAACGATTAGGTGTAGTGTCACTACCCTTGATGAAACGCTTGTACATGAAGCGTTGTAAGTATGGACGAATAGTCGCAGTAGGTGCATAGTATGTTGGCCCATCAGGGATTTCCAACTTGTACGTACCACCTGATACAACTTCCATCTTTACCTTCTTGCCGTTCACTGTTTCCTCACCCATGATAGCTGAGTGATTGATACGTAAACGTGCAAGTGTGCTTGCCTGTGACTTCTGTTGGTTGTCAACAGACATGCCCATTGCTTCTGCCATTGCGTTGAAGTTACCAGTGTTAATTGTTGCTACTTGATTCATTTATAAATCTCCTTTTCTGTTTGCGAGTTCTTAGTTATATCACGACACATCTTTTGTGTCAAGCCAATTCGGACCAATTTTTGCTTCCAATAAAAGTGGTACATTGAAATCCAGTTTCCACTTCTTATTGACGATAGCAAGCAGTCGGTCATTGGCTGCATGAATAATCCGTAATACTTTGTCCTTCTCGTTGGGATGCACATCAATCACGATGGAGTCGTGTACGGTATTGACGATGCATGATTGCATTTGATTAGCCCCTAATAGCTTGTCGATGTATATCAGGGATATGGGTACAATGTCAGCCGTGGCAAACGATTGCACAGGAAAGTTTTTTATCTGTGTGAAAAATGTCACAGTACCATTGGCACGTCGAGTAACATCAGGGAAAGAGAACTCACGACCAGATGGTGTCTTGATCTTACCCGTAGCTAGTGCCTCACGTGCAAGCTCCTTGTGCCACTTGCCAATGCCAGAGTACTTCTTAGTAAACTGCTCGTAGTACGCAGCCTCTGCGGGTGTACGACCAAACCCACTGGCACCATATAACGGAGCAAACGTATGTGCTTTGGCCTCTTGGCGTGACATGTTCTGACCTGCATCAGTAATAACCTTAGCAGTGTACGAATGTACATCAAAGCCTGTGGTCACCTCGTCAATGGCAATCTTGTCCTGTGATAGGAACGCAGCCACACGAAACTCTAACTGTGCAAAGTCAGCTTCCATAATCTCACCGCCATCCCAACGTGACTTGAACACACGTTTCACTGGGAATGTACCACCACGTGGCATGTTCTGCATGTTGGGATCAGCACCAGACAAACGTCCAGTGGCAGTGCGGTGTTGAAGTAACCTGACGTGCAGCTTACCGTCTTGTTTTACATGTGTTGAGATACCTTCCACAAAGCTTGAGAGATATGTGTCAACGGCAGACAAACGGCGTACTCGTTGTAAGAACAACACTGCGTCTTGCATATCACGTTCTCTAGCGACACCTTCAAGGTATTCAAGCTTATCTTTACTTGTTGCGAAACCGTTGGCTGAAGCCCATTTTGAAGTTGGAGCATTGAACTTTAACCCCGCAACACTTGATACAATATCCATAAACAGATAGCCAACCCCATCACAGGAGCCGCACTTATTTGTTCTAGCAAATGGTGTTCCATCTTTCTTTACCTTTCTGATCTGACCAGTACCATTACATGTACTGCACTGTTTAGCCTTTTGTTTATACAACGTCACACTGTTCTGACGTACCGTGCTACGATACTCAGTGTCAGTCATGCGATAGTCGTCAAACAAATCTGCCCATACCTTCTTGTCCTTTGGCTTCTTGCTGTAGATAACCCAAGACAATTGCTCTGGACTGTTCAGGTTGATAGGACGATCACCCATAAGCTCACGTACCTGTTGCTCAAGATCAGTAACCAACTGGTCACGTTCCTGTTCAAACTCTTTACGCACATCTTCAAGTGCGTCCATATCAACAGTGAAACCACGCTGATAAATCTTGGCAAGGTGTACAGCCAATTGATTAGTCAGTGTGATTGTACTACTCAGTGAACTGCATTCCTCGTATGATGTCTGCAAACGAAGGTACAGTTGCTGCGTAGCATGTAAGTCGTGGGAGAGGTACTCTGACAACTCTGCATGTGGAATGTCACGTACAGAGTAACCCTGCTTGAAGTACTCCTTCAGGGTGTCCTGCTTCTTTGTGTCAAGGTTGTACCGTTCAGCACAAGCCTCAAGAGACAGGGGTTCCTTCTGCCCACGTTGCAGCACGTACTCACCTAACATGGTATCAAAGATTGCACCTTCGTAGGTGAACCCCGACTCCCACAACCATATCAAGTCGTGTGCTGCGTTGTGCATAATTAGAAGGGCGGTTTCATCCAAGTTCTTTTGGACAATGTACCGCCCCTCTGGTGTGGGTGGTTGCTCAGAGTGATCGAATGTTACAATACTTTCGTTTCCAAGATCATCTAGCATACCCACCTGAACTAATGTATTCTCTGGTTCAAACGGATCAAGGTGCATCTTGCCGTTACGTTTTACCACAGTGTTTTCTACGTCGAGGGTAAGGTGTTTCATCTAGTCAATATCTCCTTCGTGCCAATAGTCCCAGTCATCAAGTACCATATTACTGTATGCTGCGTCAAGGTCTTTTTGGAATTGTTTGTCGTTTGCAAATATCTGCATAGCTTCTAGTGCTTCGGTCACTGTCAAGTTCAACCTTTTCATCTGTGCTATCAAAGATACTGAATCAATTTCATCTGCGTTCATGTTTGCTTTCTCCTTTTCCTTGGCACGTTTCCTTTCATCGTTTGTCATTGGACTTATCTGACCCCAGTTGTTTGCCCTATCCACAAACCATTCATCTGGTAATGACTTACGTCCTTCTGGTAATTTACTCATCCATGTACTCCATTAATGCGTCCCATGATACAGGATATATCTTAGCCATAGCCAGTGCGATCTTACCTGCTATGTACTGTGTCTCTTCTTGTGTGTCTGACTTCATACGAAGTTTACACATTTTTGCAAAGGCGAACAGTGTACCTGACCAGTACCACTCAGTCATGGCTGATTGAGGTAGTACCATACGTGCTTGCTCTGGTGCTACACCCTCATTAAGCAACTGATCGTAGGCTTGCCACGCTTTCTCGTGATAGTATTCAATACCAAAATTACTCTTGACCTCACCTTCACTGCCTTGCTTTTTGTCAGCACTACGTCCACGCCAATGATCAGGCTTGTAGAACTCTGGTTCTTCGTCCACATACCTACGGCTGATTTCATTCCAAGGCATGTACTCATGCTTCACAAGTTGACGTGCCACAAAGATCGGTGCCTTAACGTGGAACGTGGCAAACGTGTGGTTGAATGGTGACTTGTGATTGTGTTTAGCTAGATAACGAATCAGCTTGGCATCCTTTGTTTTCAGGATGTTTGGCTCACCCGTATAGATACGTTGATGCCATTCTGATTTCTTACCAAAGCTGACACGTGCAGCATTTACTACGGATAAATCACTACCCATGTGATCAATGTATGTTACTTCCATTTACTTTTATTTACCTCGCTACTTGCTATCCACCAAAAACCCACGATGATTAGGGTTAGTATGGATATTGCTGTTACTACCTCACTCATACTTGATACCGTGCAGTTTTGTATTCCAGATCACAGTGTACAACACCGTGCCATCCAGATAGTTTGTTCTTCACAACATTCAAGTGACGTTGTGTGTCTTCTTCCTCTTGCCCATCAACCACAGGGTTCTTGGCAATCAATACCATTAGGTCAGCCTCTGCTGCCTTACCTGTACGTGAACCTTCCATCATGCTCTGGTTCAACAGAACCTTGCCCTCTGCATCAGCAGATAGCTGAGACATGTAGAAGATCGCACAGTTGTGCGCCTTAGCAATCTGACGGGCATAGATCGCATTCGCTTTCAGTGCTTCATCAGGACGTGCGTAGCCACCCGTCTTGGCAAACTTGTCACCCATATCAAGGATCACAATGTCAGGCTTGTATGACTTACATACTGACTCCACCCATGACATGTCACGGTCACTAGCATCCTTGATTTTGATGTTGTCCTTGACCACAGAGTACAGGTCACGAGCACGGGCAGGGTTATCCTTTACCTCTTGCATCGTCATACCTGTGGCGGCAGTCAAGTACCGTGCACCAACACGGTGCGATGCTTCTTCGTTACAAAGGATCACACAACGTGCACCCTGATGTGCAAACCCATTCGGAGCAGCAATCAGAGAGGCGTGGAATGATGTCTTGCCTGTGTTAGGACGTGCACCTACCTCAATCAGGTGACCCGCATTGATACCCTCTACCTTACGTGTCAGTGTAGGTATGTTGAATGTCCATTGTGATTCCAGATCATTCTTTGCAAGCAAAGTTTCAATGTCAATGTCATCCCACTCAATACGTAGGTCAGGTGTGAAGTCATCTGAATAACGTTCCAGTATGTCACGTAGTGGTTCCAAGCTACCCTTGGTGCCATTCACGTAGTCAAAGCCAAGGTTGGCAATGTCCTCACCCACTACCTGTTGAAACAGCTTAGACAGCACCTCTTGTGCTACGTCACTACCCATCGGTGACTCTTTCTTGATCTGATTGAACAGCGAACTGTAAGCTTGTTTCTGTGCAGTGGTGAGTGTCGGATTGTTCGACATGAACAATGCCTCAATCTCGTCAGGTGTTACGGTACGTTCGTAACGATCCATAGCTTTGTCGATTGACTGCTTGATCTTACGTACATCTTTGCTGAACAGACGGTCAGGACACTTGGCTCCACGATGGTCATCGTAGAACTCCTTGTCCATCAGGCTGCGTACAAGTGATAATTCCATTATGTTTCTCCTAGTGCTAGTAAATTGTTTATGTCGGTAGGGTTACGATATTTAAGGTCATCTGTCAAACGTAATACTTTTACATTCTTTACATAACCACGTAGTTCTTTTGCAAATTGCAGTGTCTTTGGTAATGCATCGGGGTCAAGTGCAATGATAACAGTCTTGAGGTGTGCTAAGTACTGCTTATGTGCCTCAGAGAGTGAGGTGCCCAACACTGCTACCCCGACATACACCTCACTCTCCGAGCATCCAGAACTGCCTGTCGCACCCACAATGGCTGCACTTACACAGTCCTCAACGACTACCCCCGTTTTACCATGTCCATACACATATGGCAAGGGGTTTTTTCCATATCTTTTCCACTTTGGTAACTTTTTTCCTAGTGCTCTGCCAGTGGCATCCACCATGATGTTGTTGTGTACCACAGGGAATACGACACGGTGTTCACGAACATCATACAACAATCCTAGTGATATAGGATCAATGTCCCAGTCAACACAGAACTCAGTCACTGCATCCAAGTCACGTACAATCCATTCAGGTTTCTGGAATGTTACTGCCTCTGTCTCAGCAGCTACTGTGCCTAGTGACTTACGAATATCGTCACTGGTAAGGTGCACACGTGTCCCACCAGACACACGGCACCCTGCCTTGTAACAGTTCCATACAAGCTGACCCATGTTATTGGTGGCTGTAAATGTTTTAACTCCCCCACATACTGGGCAGTTAGTACGTTTAGTTTCACCATTAACTAAGTTCATATCACTTATATGTTCTTTTATATTCATTATGTATCACTTTCTATGTTGTTCGTTTCACTCAAGCATACAGACATGTCTCTCCGTGTCAAGGCATTATTTGCACTTTCAAATGTATGCTTCATGTAGGGTTTCACAGATGCAACATGTGTATGCCCTGTCACTGACATGATCTGTGGCAATGGTACACCTCTATCAACCATCTGGGTAACACCTGTTCTACGTAAGTCCATAAGACGTAACTCTTCGTCTAGCTTTGCTAACCTCATGACCCTGCGTCCAACTTTGGACAGTCTCTCCATAGCATAAGGCTGGAACCTACCGTCACGTGGTTGTGGATGTGGTGCAACCCATTCTTGAAAACCGAAGTCAGATTTCTGATCACGTAGCATTTCACATAGGTTGTCACTGATAGGCAAGAACACTTCTGCCCTACGTTTACTCTGTTCCAAATAAAGCTGCTGCTTTTTTAGATCAAGATTATCCCAACGCAGATTGCGCATATCACCCAAGCGTTGACACCATTCGTACGCCATGTGAACGATGAGTCCAACATTGCGATATTCAAAATCAGAATAAGCCACATCAAGAAACTTGATGACATCTCTGTGTTCCCATACTTTCTTCCTTTGCTTTGTTTGTTTTCGTTTTATCTTTGCAAATGGGTTTTGCTCTGCATGTTCCATTTGTATGGCGTGGTTGTAAACTCTACTCGCACACGTTGCCGCATGGTTAGCAAAACTGACACCACGTTCAACCCATTTCTCGTATGCTTGCTTTGCAACTTTAGGTGTAACCTCTCTGTACTTACGGCACCCAATTGTCTGGTGTACAACGGTCAAGAAGTACCTGTAATCTACCTTGGTAGAGTCACGTAACATCTTGAAATCATTAGATAAATAATAAAAGTTGATAAGGTCAGTGACCTTGCTGCTTGGCTTTAGCTTTACAACTTTTGCTTGTTCTTCACGGTATGCGTCAATGTCTCTGTTGTACTCACGTGCAATCTGTCTTGCAACTTTTGGATCGTCACCAAGTTCTTCACGTTCTACTACTCCCTCATTCACCAGTGTTTGTGGTGGATTGAAACGGTATGAGATGTCACCCGAAGGTGACACTCGTTGCTGTACATATCGTGGTAAGGTTCTCATGTGTTATGCAGCCTCCAATGTAATGAACCGATCATCAGATACCCATTTGGATACCTCTTGCTCACGTGACCACATGCTAACAGCCTGTGTATCATTGCCTGTGTTACGTAGATTGAACCCGTTACGTTCATCGGCATACGATGCATAGTTTGTAAACGCAGAGTACAGTGCCCACTTGTTGTGACCACGTGTCGCAGCCTCTTGCAGGTACAGCATGTACATTTTCTCTGCCTTACGTTCAGACGAAATCATTTCATCCAACAGAGAACGAATGTCCACATACTTTGTAGATGTCTGTGCCCACACCTGCATCTTACCTGCCTCTGTGTAGAAGTCGGTACGAGCACGGGCTAGTTCATAGATGAAACTCTCCATAGAAAAGTTTGCAGTATTCTTCTTACGGATTTTGTCGTACTCTCCACGAATACACCCGTTGATGCAGAAGAAATCAATGGCACCGAAGTACACTTGGTTGCTGCACGAACCGTCAATACCGTGTAGTGATATAATACGGTTACCTATGGTAGTCTGGTGCTTGTCACTAGTGATCTCCACCTGCATGTCAGGTAGTTCAATGTCAAGCATTGACCATGCACCATTACGTGCAGTTTTCCACTTGTACTTGGCATTCATCAGTTCAGATGAAAGCAGTTCGTCAGTCACAGTGTCCATGACACCACGGTAAAAGTCACCATGTGATGCACACTTGAATGACTTACCTACAATACCAAGGTATTCACCTGTGTTGCTATTGATGACGTACTTCTTGTCATCAACTTTAGTTGGTTCAAACTCAACGTCAAAGTCAAGGTATGTTGGAATATCAAACGGCATAATTTATCTCCTTCAGTTGTTTGTGGGGCAACTGTACCATAGTTATATAGATACTGTCCACCCCTGTACTAGTAACGATAAGCTACTTATAGAATATGTGTGACCCATGTGTCACAGTTTGTGTGTAGTGATTGCGCCACCACGGTCTAACATAGTTAGCATGGTAGTGTGTGGCACCATCGGTGTTGTCTTCATGGAACCCATACACTACGTTATGTGCTACCACTTTGGCATACAGCCAGTGTACTTCTTCACGAGGTGTGTCGGACTTACCGTCACAGTACCAACTGAACTGGCACTTGTGTTTGCCACGGTGAAAGCCCTGATACACTACCTTACAGGCATCGTCAGGGAATGCGTCATGTGCCACACGATTGAGCACAACGTGGGCAACGGCATACATACCTGCCATAGGCTCACTACGTGCCTCGTGATACACATTCAGTGCGATACATGTCAGTGCTGCTTCAAGCATATACATCATCCCATTGCCACTCAAACCATGTAGGTTTGCTACGTTTAGTCCAACGCATGTCGAAACGATGTTGCTTCGTCTGATAAAACTTACGATAGCTATCGACAGGCCAATCATCACCAGTCTTAAGGTGTGTGTACTCACTGAAACACTCAGGGTGTGCAGTCGGATCACCTGCAGGTACATACTTTGCACCCTCACGCAGTGCTTCCAAGTGCCGTGTTGATGCGTGTTCTCTACCATAACGGTAAGTGTACTCCACACACATGTGGTTCCACAGTCGGAAAGCAAACATGTAATTGGTACGGGTCTGCCCTGCCCACAGTGTGCATGGGTGTTTGGCGTGTGCTACACGGTACAGATCATGATCATCGGCAAACTCAGGGTTAGCCTGACGTACCACAGTGCATAGCATCTGTGCTTCTTCCAGTGGCATCTTGACCACATGCTTGTCACACAATGCTTGTGCAATCTCCTGTGGCGTATTAGCTATAATGAAACGGTTCATGGTTTCTCCTTTGGTTTGGGTATAGGGTGTCCTGACCAATCGTCACACGGGTCATCCTGTGGCATCGGTTTGTCGGACGATGTTGATGTGTATTCGGTATGCGTCATGTAAACTCTCCGCATCTGAGGTCAGGATCACTTCGTCACCTACCTCTGCATATTGCTTCAGCTTCTGTATGCTGATGCGTTTGTCGCCACGCTTGGCACTACGATAAAACTTTACATCACCCTCTGTGCCATCGGCATACTCACCGACAACCAAGAATGCGTTTCGCATAGTACGTTCTTTTTCTGTGTCATACCATTCTTCTGTGAAGAACCTGTCATTGTAGTTCATCCCAAAGTCATGATCCAAAAATTCACAGACAGTTTTGTTGGCATCAATGATGCTCTTGTCGAGCATAGTTTTAGTTAGTTTTATTTTAGCTTCCATGTTTACTCCTTACTGTATCATAAATGGTGCTTCATGTATGAAGTCATACTGTTTGTATTCTTCCAACTCATATTCGCCACACTCCACAAAGTCAATCTGGTTTGCGTCTGGGTGCTCATGCTGCGCCAAACGCATAGCAAACTCTGTGGCAGTGTGCCAGTCATTGATTGCAGGGTAAGTGTCATCCAACTGAATAACACTCTCCACCCCGTCAATCTCGACCACTATTTCATAGCCCATTATTTTCAATTAATCATCTCCTTGATAGTACCAAGCACGGTCATCTTCTTTTAGCACATGAGGCTTCCAATGTGCAGGATGGTCACCTGTATCTGACTTTTGTGGTCTGAACTGGAACCTGTTTCTGAACCTGTGCATTTGTTTAGACAACGCAGCCAACTGTGATAGGTTTACATCAAACATTTCTGATGCATCATCTAACATATCGTCAAGTGCATTGTGTAATTCAAGTAGTTCTAGTACTTCTTCACGTGTTAGTGTTTCATATGCTTCTTCTGCCATAGGCTTATCTCCTTGTATTAATTCCATTACTTCTTCACTGGTCATGAACGTGCTCCTTTTGCATATAGGTATGGCCTGTTTCTGTGATCGCCAACGACCATGCTTGGTTGTAGTTCTAGCATAGCACGTTTAGCTGTACGTACTGGTGTAGTGTCATACACATCAACGAATGTGTCAAACTTGTATGG